GGTGGCTGGGTAGGCGGCGTTGTAGCCACCAAAATACTTGGTAAATTCATACCAAGATGTAACAAGCGTAACTGCTTCTGGGCCCTGTGCAAATGGGGCAACAACAGCACCAGCCGCGTCAGCGGTAGCGCCACCTGCAAGAGGGGCGGGTAGTAGGCGTTCACTGATGTAAACACCTGGACGGCTATAAGCCATGGTTTCTCCTAACTAGTTGGGTAAGGGTTCCGAGTTATTCTGGTATGGTAAACGAAATTGGTGTGAACTGATTGCGACCAATTTGTTCGCTACCAGTTGTACCTGTGACATTGAGTTGCAACGCTTTGTACATCTTGAAGTAGGTTTCTGGGGCGATCTCACTTGAAACACGAACAGTGATTGCGTTTACAAATAAGCGCTTTCCTTGTTCAGTAATGTCTCGTTTAGCAATATCTAAAACATCCAAACGGCGAGTCGTACCATATACAGTGTTTGCACCTGTATCTAGTGTGGCGAACCGTAATGGAATCTTTGTGTATAGCAGTTGTGCCAGGATCTGACGATCGTGTCGTGGCTGACGTGCGTATGTTGTAATTTGGTAATCAAGATTTACTGGTACTGGATAGTTGATATCCCAGCCATGTGCATCGGTATCCCATTCAGCCTCATCATCATCTACGCCAATAGTTCCTGGATCAGTGATGTATGCAGGTTTTACACGTCCACGATGAGCACGCATAATGTCTTCTGATAGATCAATCATATCTATGGTGATATATGGGTAGGACTGGCTTCTAATTTCCTGATCAGGTTGTCCAAACCAAACGCCAACTTTACGTTGTGGTCCTTCTTCTGTTGTAGATTTTTGATCCGTTACAACCATATCCTTCAAAAGATTGCGAAGCGCTTCGTCCTCATCTAATAAGAAACTCATAGAGCACCTTCAATGTGCTTGAATAGGCGCTTAACAAAGAAGTGTTCTGCTGGCGCTGTACGGTTTGTAGAACGATGGACGGCGCGATTAGGTTGAGTACCTGGCATACCTAGTTCTTGATTTAACGCATCAGCATGGTGCTCTTGTTGTGCATGGACTGCAAACCCGTTAGGGCCATGTACTACATGCAGAGAACGAGCAAGGTGTGTAGGCCAACCACTAGCGTGCGCCTCATTGCGGACACGGGCTGACATTAAGAAGCCAGTCTCTTTACTAGCCTTACGAATTGCGCTGGTTACGTGAGATTGCTTCACTTCTTTTTGGCCTTTGAAACAGATTTGCCAGCGACTTTTCCACCGACGTAGCCTGCGACAAGACCAGTAATAATTGGTTGGGTATTTTTCGGGCGGTATCCAAACACGCCACGCATGAATTCTTCGACCTCTTCTTTGCCGTTCATTTCAGCGGCAACTTCATACCAAGGCTTCCAAGCCATAATAAACCCCTTTATCGCAAGTAGTGGGAACTACACAGAACACGCATGTGTTTCCGATACTGCAATGATAAAGAAGAAAGGCCCCTTTCGGGGCCTAACCTTTTACTTCTTTTCTTTCTTTTTGGCTTTAATCTTCTTTACGATCTTCTTGTCTATCTTGCGGTCATCTTCTTGAGACTTAGGCTTACGATGCTTCTTGTCCATCTTTTCAAACTGAGCCTTTTGCTCTTTGTCTAGACCCTTGGTGGTCTTGGCATCCTGCTTGGCGTCGTTTGTCTTGTTGTATTTCACTACATGCCCTTTTTCTTATTCATAGTCATCTTGGGAGCCTTGCCTTTTTTAAGGGCTTTGAAATCAGCGCCAGTAATTTTGTTAGCGGGGGCTGCTGCTCCAGCAATCTTCTTCTGCTTTGGGGTTAGTGATTTAGCCATTACTTCTTTGCCTTCTTAGCAGACTTGCAAGTTGCACAGGCGCACTTACATCCCTTTGCTGGTTTTCCAGCCTTACATCCACACCCACATTTAGCGCACATTACTTGCTCACTTTCTTCTTAGTTTGTTTCTTGGACTTTGGAACGCCCTTTGCAGGAACGCAGTTTGGAACCTTCTTGCCGTTCTTCATCTTCATGCCTACTTGGGTATAACCATCCCAGCAAGGATCATTTTTAGCCATTAGCAATCCCACTTTCTTAACGCTAATGCTTTACGAGTTGGCTTACCGTTCTTCTCCATAGGCCCTTCTACGCCACCCATACGTGCACAGAACGACTTACGACGAGCCGCAGATTTAGGAGACTTCTTTGCTTGCTTAGCAGATACAGGCGGTTTTAAATCAGACCCAGGGTTAGCACGCTCGTAAGACTTACGGCCTTTTTCATTTAAGCCACCCTTTTTATTTTTGCCCTCTGAACGTTGCCATGCCTCTGACTTAGCCATTTTTCTTATGCCAATCTTTAGTTGCTTTTACGCCTTGGGCAATTGTCTTGGCGCCAGCCTTCTTTGTCAGGTTAATCTTGTCGTACTTACCAGTGTTACCAGCGTGGTCAACAACTACGTCTCCTTGTTTGTTCTTCTTAATAACGTGCTTTTTACCAGCAGCCTTGATTGTTTTAGCCATTAGTCAAAACCAGGGCCATTATAGAAACTCGATTTACCAGTAGCAGCATCTATAAAGACCCCACGTCGCATACGAATCTCACCCTTTGAGTCAATAGTGCTTACAATCTTGCCTGGAACTGGGCGCTGCTTTGGTTCAGGCTTAACAGGTTTTTTTGTTTTATCAGGACGCATTTTTCCAGTACCAGTCTTATGGTTATCGTTTTTACTTGCCATTCTTTTTCCCCACAGTCATTGGTTTGCTCTCGCCAGCGTGCTTCTCTTTTAACTTGGCAAGTTCAGCGGCATGCTTGGCTTCCATAGCCGCTACCTCTAACTTCTGAGATGCTCTTGGTTTAGTTGCCATTGATGCGAGTCCTCCGCCATTCGGGTAAGTAAGTGGTGCTGGTTTTAATTTTGTTAAAGGCATTTACTTCTTCTTTGTTTTCTTAGAGAGCCCTGCCTCTGATAGAGCAATTGCAACAGCCTGCTTCTTTGACTTAACTACTGGACCCTTTTTGCCTGAGTTAAGTTCTCCTCTTTTGTACTCACTCATGACTTTTTCTACTTTGCCTTTGGAGACTTTCTTAGTAGCCATTAACTATCTTCCCAGTCTTCCTCTTCATCTAGGGCGTGATCGTCCCAGTCCTCTAATTCTACAGCCTCATCTTCAAATAGATCAGGATCTAATTCAGGTTCAAAGTCTTCTGGCATAGCAATCTCCTAGTTTGCGTAGTCCTGGAATTGTGGATCGTTTACAAGTTCTTCTGAGTTTAGAAGGTTCATATCAATAGTTATTACTGAATAAAAATTAGCATACTTTCCACGAGGCAGTACTCGTGTAGGAACAAAGATTTGGCCATTAAATTCAGCGCGATCTTTGATGTGAAGGTTAGGCTCAGTAAGTAGCACAGGCAATAGGCGTTGGACATCGTTGACCGCAAGGACTAGGCGCAGGGTATCGGTTGTATAGAAACCACGTTCGTTCATTACGTTAGTACCACGAAGTTGTTGAGCCATGATGACAGGCAACTTAAATGGCTCGTTCCAACGACGGCCTTGGCCCTCCTCTTGATTGGAAACGTCGTAGATAGGGTCTACCCAAGTTTCAAAGTCAGCGGCTAGGGCACTGGGATCCCAGACCCACCAGTTAACTTCGGTACCTACAGGGTCGCGTAGTTCATCGACCATGCCCTCTTCCATTGACTTGTTTTCAAAGTCAATTTTAAATCGCCCCTGTACTTTGTTTCCACGCATGGTTACGCTCCTTCTTTAGGATGTATGAATTCATCCTTTATAGGGTCGTAGGTACTGCCTGTTCCAGCAAAGAGACCTCTAAAATTACCGTTATAAGAAGTTTGCACCCAGTTTCCTGGAAGACCAATAGAGGCAAGAAAATCTTTTCCTGCTTGTTCACTCTCAACATCATCAACAAGAATGTCTTGGTTACGGACAACAACTACCTGTGTGACTGTGTTGTTCTCATCTAACTTTGCAAAATGTGCCATTAGAAAGTGATACTCCCGCTTCCTGTCCAAGTGTAATAACGAAAGCCACCCACGGTTACAGTTGAGGCTCCAGCAGCAGAGGCGGCTGGGCCATAAGTATCAGAATAACGGATTACACAGATACCTGAACCTCCGCTGCCGTATGTGTCTGAGGTAACAGGGGCAGGAGAACCGCAACCACCACCTGTATTTGCAGTTCCAGAAGTTCCGTAGTAACCAGCCTGGCTGTAGCCACCACCGTTACCGCCACCGCCTGAACCGCCAGTGCTGTATATCGACGTGATACTTGCAGCATTAAGCGAGGTTGACCCACCGCCACCGCCGCCGAAGGTTCCAGCCCAAGTACTTTTACCAGGGCCACCGTTACCGCCTCTGGCATTTGTGTCACTGCCAGAATAAGGAGCATCAGCACCTACACCGCCTGCACCACCGCCACCGCCGCTTTGTCCAGCATAACCAGCAATTCCGCCGTAGCCACCAGCAAATCCTTGACCAGGAGTTCCAGCGCCGCCTGGGCTACCGTTACGACCACCACCGCCTGAACCACCTGCTGCTGCGTTTACAAGGTTGTAACCACCACGACCACCTCCATTAACGGATGTAATGCCGCTAATAGAAGAAGCCTCGCCGCTTGAAGTGGCAGCACCGCCAGCGCCAATTGTTATGGTATAGGTGGTTCCAGCGCTAATGGCTGAAGTTGACTCAACAACACCACCACCACCACCACCACCAGCGCCGTTAGTAGAGGTCCAAAAATTTCCGCCACCGCCAGCAACAAGCACATAAGCAATGCTTGGTGGGACAAACGAGAATGAAAGAGAATTAGAAGAAGCAGAAGCAGCAGAAGTACCGTTAGCATTTGTACCTGTTGCTGTGTAGGTGTAGGTTCCGCCAACTGTTTCAGTTACTGCAATAGGACTTGATGCTCCTGTATTTGAAGCGCCACTAGAGGATGTAACTGTATAACTTGTAATTGGAGATCCACCAGTAGCATTTACTGAGAAAGTAACAGAGGCCGTATTTCCAACCTTAGTTGCGGTACCAATAGTCAATGCTTGTGGTTTTGTAGAAGCAGTAAGTGCTGCTGACACAGTTGGATTAGAAGTTCCAATAGCATTGATTGCAGTTACAGAGTAAGTGTAAGAAGTTGCCGCAGTAAGTCCTGTAACTACTAAAGGACTAGACGAACCAGTTGTGGTAAGAGAACCAGGGTTAGAGGTTACCGAGTACCCCGTAATAGCAGAACCACCTGTGTTTGCAGGAGCCGTAAAAGCAACGCTTGTAGAAGAAGTAGACCCAAAAGCAACGTTTGTTACGTTGGTAGGGGTTACTCCTGTTGGTGATCCAGGCTGTGTAATACTGGTTCTTCCAACAAGCATGTTTGTGTAATGGTCACCAGTACTGATTCTTTGTACGGCCATTTAGCAACCAACCATTTCTTTATTTAGCATAAACAAGTACCTGTCCGCCACCAGCGTTGCCGCCTGCGCCACCATTGGCATAGATAGTTTGCGAAGCACCGATTACAGCACCACGACCGCCTCCGCCTCCGCCGCCTCCGCCAGGTATGCTTCCAGCAGTTCCTGCGCTACCGTTGGATGCAAATGGGCTAGACCCATCAGACTGTGCTCCACCAGAGCCACCGCCGCCGCCACTTCCACCTTTATTTGAACCAGCACCTCCTTGAACTCCGCCAATGTTTCCACCAAACGGTGAGGAGTCCTGACCACCACCACCGCCGCCTCCGCCGCCTCCGCCAAAGGACACGGAAGTAGGTAACCCAGCAATAGCAATTGTTATAGAACCGCTTCCCGTACCTGGAGACCCTTCAGTTCTAGTAGACGGGGTACCAGGTATGTCGCCACTTATTCCGCCAGCGCCACCAGCGTTAGTGCCAGAGTAAACTCCATTTACTTTGTTAGACGCGCTACCAGTGTTGCTGCTGTTTACTAAAGTGCCAAAAGAGGCTTGACTTGCTGAGCCTTGTGCGTTCATTGTAACTGTGTAGGTCTGACCTGCTGTAACAGGGATGTCGTAGGCAGCAGCGCCCAGACCACCCAGCCCACCACTTCCTCCATTTTGTCCCCCTGCGTTTCCGTCATACCCACTACCCATGCAATAAACAGTCAAAAGAGTTTTACCAGCAGGAACTGTGTATGTTCCTGATGCATCAAAAGTTTGTGAGAGCGCATAGGTAATAGCATCAGTTGTGACGCTATTAGATGCAGCCGATGCGGAAGAAACGCCGTTTGCGTTTGTTGCGGTAACCGTAAAGGTGTACGAAGTAGATGGGCTTAATCCTGTTACTGAGATAGGGCTAGACAAACTTGTAGCAGTTACTCCTCCAGGAGAAGAGGTAGCGGTATAAGCAGTGATGGTTGAGTTGCCAGTTCCGCCAGCAGTAAATGCAACGGTTGCTGTGGTCTCACCAGTCTTAGTAGCCGTACCAATAGTCGGTGTCTGTGGCTTAGTTGATGGAGTTAAAGATGAAGACGCGCTTGAAGCCGCTGATTGCCCAATAGCATTTGATGCAATTGCAGTAAAAGTGTAGGCGGTACCAGAGGTTAAGCCTGTAACCACAATAGGAGATGTAGCACTGGTAGCCGTAAGGGAACCTGGACTAGAGGTCACTCTAAAGGAAGTAGCGGATGCACCTGATCCTGCCGTAAAAGGAACTGAGACAGAACAAGTTGAACCAAAGTTAACTCCAGTAACATTTGTGGGAGTTCCTATAGTTGGAGTATTAGGTTGGACAGAAGAGGATTGTCCTACCAAAAATGTATTCTGTGTTTTACCGCCTGAGAATTTGCGAGTAGTCACTTAATTCTCCCTTAACTATCTGGGGCGACTGTGGTTTCACCCTCTGTAGGCTCGATAGGATCGTGGCCTGCTGCTAATGAGTTACCACGGTTGCCATCGCTAAACCGCAGAATTGCCATTAGGAAATTTCACTTCCAAAGGCTGTCATTGATAAAGAGGTGGCTGCTGAAGAGTATCCTTGAATCTTATCCCCAGTTGCAAGCGTAATGCCAAGAGTCAAAGCAGTTGAGTCGTTGGCTCCCACGGTTACGTCGTAAGCAACATAGGACTTAGAACCTACAGTCTCACCGCTTTTAATTACCGCAAGGCGAAAAGTACGGGCAGAGGCATTGGCATTACACACAACAATAGTTGAGATAACGGCTGAAGTTGATGATGGAACAGTATAAAGGTCTTCCAATGTGGTAGCCGCATTGGCAAGTTGACCAAGTACTTTGTATGTTGTTGCCATGAAACTCCCTTAATAAATATAACAGTAGGTTAACTGGTACAGAAAACTCGTGTGGGCTAAAGTGACCCTATGAATTTGGTGCATAAATCGGTTTCTCAGGGCGGAAAATTAGCGCCCCTTATTTTACCCCACGGGTTGACCTCTGGTATGGGTCTAATGAATCCCTCTATTTTTATCGATGATGACGGTGACCTCCTGGTCAATATCAGGCACGTCAACTACACCCTCTACCACTCCGAAGGTGACCAACGGTTCTTCAGTCCTTGGGGGCCGCTGTCCTATCTACACCCTGAGAAAGATCAACGGCTAGTTACCACTAACTACCTTTGCCGTCTAGATAAAGAACTAAACATCATCAACTACACAAAGGTTGACTACTCAAAGTTTGATGTGCCACCTATTTGGGAGTTTGTTGGCGAGGAAGATTGTCGGATCACTCAGTGGGATGGCAACTACTACCTTATCGGTGTGCGTCGTGATACCACACCAAATGGCCAAGGTCGTATGGAATACTCCAAGATTGAGTTAGATAAGACTACTTGGACTGCCACGGAAGTACAGCGAGTCCGCATACCGCCTCCAGTTGATGTTAATTCGTACTGTGAGAAGAACTGGATGCCTATCCTTGATAAACCTTATCACTTTGTAAAATGGGCTATGCCTACTGAGGTTGTTAAGGCTAATCCTGATAAGTCTGAGTGTGAGCAAGTACTGGTAAGAAATACCCCATCTGTTCCTATCGACCAACGTGGTGGTACTAACATTGTTTCTTGGGGCGATTATTACATTGCTTTTACCCACGAAGTAAAACTTTGGCGCAACTACTTAAATCAAAAAGATTCGATCTATCGTCACCGTATGATCGTATGGGACAAAGACTTTAACTTTGTTGGGCTCTCTAAATCGTTTGCCTTCCTAGATACTCCAATCGAGTTCTGTGTAGGCGCTGCTGTTCGTGATGGCAAACTACTGCTAAGTTTTGGCGTACAAGATAATGCGGCTTTTATTTTAGAAGTTCCAAAAAAGGTTGTAAATGGCTTAGTTACGGAGGCAATGGCATATGGGAATTAAAGAGACAGCAATTGCTCTTGCTGAAAAGCCTGAAGATGTACAACTTAACTTTGACTTAGCAGAAGCCTACGACGCACAAAAACAGCACGCATCTGCTGCGGGCTTTTACCTACGAGCCGCTGAATATGGCTACAAGACGCACCCTCTTATTGCCTACGCATCTCTACTAAAGATGGCGTTGTGTTGGTCTGCTCAAGGAGATCGTAATCGGACTGTGTACAACAACATCATGCAGGCTATTGCGTACTTACCAACGCGCCCAGAGGCGTACTTCTTACTTGCTCGTATTCACGAACGTAACAAGGAGTACCAACAGTGCTACACCTATGCGGAGATGGGGTTGCTCTACGCAACCGCCACTTTCCATAACCCACTTCCAGCCTATGTTGACTACAACGGTGCTTACTGTTTAATGTTTGAGAAGGCAGTATCAGGATGGTGGTTAGGTCGCAAAGAAGAAAGTAAAGTCTTATTCCAGCATCTACTCGATGATCATCAGATGGCACCAGAGTATGTAAGCGGTTGCCTCAATAACTTAAAGTTGTTCTAATATGTTTCCTAACTGGTTTAAAGATGTAGAGAAGTACTTTCGTCATGTGCCTAATGAGCCACTTCGTGCGCTACAGATCGGCACCTACACAGGCGATGCAACTGAGTGGCTTCTAGATAACTGCGAGATCCAATACCTAGATGATGTCGATACTTGGGGTGGAAGTGAAGAGACAGCACATGAATCTATTGACTTTGTTTCCGTAGAGGACTACTACGACTCCCGCTTCAAAGACCCACGAGTTAAGAAGAACAAGATGACTAGTGATGAGTTCTTTAATACTGCAGAACGCACCTATAACTTCATTTATATTGACGGTGACCACACTGCTCTGCAGACTGCTCTAGATGGTCTTAACGCCTTTAAACTTCTTGAAAAGGGCGGCGTAATGGCCTTTGACGATTACCTATGGAACTACAACGGAAACTCTTTCCTAGAGCCTAAGCGTGGCGTAGATGCCTTCCTAGCCGTATGTGAGGGGCAGTACACAGTCATTGAATCTGGTTATCAGATGTGGATTGAGAAGTGCTAAGTAATGCCTGCTATGAAGTCTTTCATACGGATACTGGAAATGAACTCCGTAATAAATCTTATGAAGGAATTGTAGAGGCGCTTTCTTTCTTGCCTCGTTTAGGCTCTACTACTCAGTACTTAAATACTGCAGATAAGGCTGAGAACTTCATTAACCAGAACCCTGATTTTAAGGTAAATACTGTTCATGACTATTGCCAACCAGGTGAGACATTCCCACCATCTTCTGGTGTTGTCGGGGTGTGGGCTAGTAACTACTTGGCTTACAAGAAGTTCTTAGAGTCTGATTACGACACCTTGGTTTTGTTTGAGGATGACATTCTTGTGAGTAAGAACTTCAAGTCTATTGTTGAACTGTACAAGCAAGAGTTGCCTGGTGACTGGGACTTCTTCTCTTTCTTTGTACCTGATGATTCCCTATTTGCGTACAACGAAAACGACCACACAATTGGCGCCGAGAACGTGTGTATTTCTTATCAGCAATGGTCATGTGCTGGATATATGGTAAGTAAAGCAGGAGCAAGAAAAGCCATTGAAGACATTGAATTAAGAGGAATTAACTGCCCAATAGATTGGTACATATTTAACTTTAGAATGAAGAAAGAAGAGAACAAAAAGACCTTCTTTACTTACACGCTAAAGCCAGGCAAATATCGCCCTATAAAGTTCTTGCAGGAAGCAGCACAGCACAGCCAGATACATTGGGGTAGTACCGAACTGCTTTAATCAAGTGCTGGTTACAAGTTCTCTTCACTGTAAACTACAGCAGGAGAAGTAACAACTGTAGGTGTAGGTGGTGTAGTTGGGTAAACACCATCATTGTCTTTTATTAACTGGATAGTCTCTAGCGCCCAGGCTTTTGCTTCTTCCAGTGTCCATCCCACATTATGTTTTGTAACGGTGCCTTTTTGAGTTTCAGTACCGTACATAACTGTTGCTGCAGTATGTTCATTTATCTCGTAAGAGTAATTCATTTTCTCTCCTTAATCATTCTTTACATAACGAATTATGACGGCACCCATAGTGCCATATTGTGGAGAATCAGCATTTTTAATGAGAGTTCCACTACCAGGCATACCGCCACTCCAGTAAGCATGACCACCACCGTAACCGCCCGCCATGTAGTAAGTTTGTCCAGGAACTACGGCTAAGGTAATGAATAATTCTTTTCCTGGGTTTCCTCCACCAGTGTTGGCTACGTATCTAGCAACTGGTAAAGTAAAATCGTCAGTAGAGTCTGTCATCGTCCAAGACATGGCTATGGTTCCAACATTATCGCAACCGCCAGAACCATAAGGTCTATCGTTTTGTGAAGTAAGGCTTGTGTTTAGATACTGATTAGTAGAACTATTGTAACTAGACACACTGTAGTTACCAGTGCCACTTGGTTCGGTGCCGCTAGAAACTCCAGCAGAGTACCCTGCAGTTCCACCCGCTGCTTCAGCAAGGTAGGCATCAGCACTTACGTCGTAAATGCTAGAATAACCACCAGAGTCAGTAGGCCCATTTGTGTTACTTGCGCTGCCGCCACCAGAGAAAACTGTCGTAGTAACCGCACCAGAGGAACCGCCACCGCCAATAAGGTGAGCATGTATTTGAGTAACTCCCGTTGGACAAACCCATGCTGTATTGTTGTAATAATCAAAACCAGCGGCACTTTCGTTAACAGTAAAGACTTCTGTGTAAAGTTTTGTGTTTTTCCAAGTTAGAGCAGAGCCACTAGATGAAAGAACTTGTCCTGCAGTACCTGAAGCAGGTGTGCCAAGGCCATAAATTATACCGTAGACATTGCCGCTAGTATTAAAGTATCCGTCAGACCATGAAATGCCATCTGTAGATGTAGCAATTCTTTGACTTGTACTTCCAACTACTACGTACTTACCATCGCCATAAGTAATTTCAACCCAATCACTTGAACGCGAAATTGTTGAAGATGTCCAGTTAATACCGTCTGTTGAGTAAGCCGCAATGTTGCTATCTTTTGCTACAGCAACAAACTTACCATTGCCGAAAGTAATGGCTGACCAGTTTGCAGAAGTCGGCAGAGTACCCGCTGTCCATGAGGTTCCATTGCTTGAATAAGCAGTTTTGTTTGTGGAAGTAC